TATTGCAAGAGGTATGATTAAGATGGCAACTTCAGATCCCCAAACTACATTTATGTATGGGCTTCGTGGTTTTGCTGATGACAAAAAGAGTAACACAAAAACTTTAGCAATCAACTCTGTAGCAGAATTTGACAGTGAAGATAATGTTATTGATTTTATTGAATACTTAAAACATAAACGAGATAAGGAGTTAAACTAATATGGCAACACACTTAGTAATAGGAGACCCTCACTGCACTCCAAAGGCAAGCAATGACAGATTTTTATGGGCAGGTAAATTTGCACATGATCTGAAACCAGATACCATAGTATGCATGGGAGACTTTGCTAGTATGGATTCACTATCAAGCTACGACAAAGGTAAGAAATCCTTTGAAGGTAGAAGATATAAGAAAGATATAGAACATGTTCATGATGCACTAGAACAATTTAACAAAGGTCTTAATGGAAGACGACCAAGAAAAATCATGTTACTTGGTAATCACGAAGATAGGATAGATAGAACAGTAGATGAGATACCAGAACTTGAAGGAACAATTAGTACAGATGACTTTAAATTTAAAAAGTATGGTTGGGAAGTTCATGAGTATCAAATTCCAGTTGTGGTCGATGGCGTATACTACTGTCATAACTTTCCTACTGGTGTTATGGGTAAGCCTATTAGTGGTGACAATATTGGGCGTGCCTTACTTATAAAAAATAAAGTATCCTCTACTGTAGGTCACATACATACATTTGATTATGCTATGTGTGCTTTACCATCTGGTAGAAAACTTATGGGATTATCTGCAGGATGTTACTTGCATCACAAAGAAAACTATGCTAAGAATACACAGCAAATGTGGTGGAGTGGATTGATAGTTAAACGTAATGTAGATAAAGGTGAGTACGATTTAGAAATGATGGAGTATAATACTATTAGGAGGAAGTATGGTAAAAGATAAACGTGTCTATTTAAAGAAGATAGATCACAGTCATGATATGTCATATGAAAATGAAGTGAAGTTTGATAATGTAAATTCACCTTCACACTATAAACATGGTAAGAAAGAAACTATAGATGTTATACGTGATTGCATGGAGAGTGATGAGTATCATGGGTACTTAAAAGGAAACGTTTTAAAATATGTTTCTCGTTATAAGTTTAAGGGAGAGCCATTACAAGATTTAGAAAAAGCACAATGGTATTTAAACAGACTAATAAAGGAGGTCAAAGATGGGGGCAGTTAAACATGCGTTACAAGAAGTAGAAGATTTTGTAGCAGAGTCTTTAGGAGAAGGGAGGACTTTAAATCAAACAATAAGAGATGCTAAAGAAGCATTTAATAAAATGAATAATGTTTATTTACTTGATGCAGATTTTATTGAAGATAAGTATTATCAATTTAGGGGGCAACAATGAGAGAAATGTTTTTAGATGCATTGCATGATAAGTATACAGCACAGATATCTGATGCTAAAGCTAAAGCTATTGTGTACTTAGATAACCCTGTTGCAATTGGTGAGCACCCACAGTTTATAGAAGAATTAGATAAACTTATAAATGCTATATCTGCTGCAGAAGAAAATATAAAAACAATACATAAACAATTTGGAGAGCATAATGACTAAAGAGAAAGGGAAAGAAAGCACAGGATCTAGGACATATCTTATAGATTCAATACAACTACAGGATATTATGAGGTACTTAATGACTAGACCTTATGCAGAAGTTGTACAACTTATGAGTATGCTAGGTAGATTAAATCAATTAGATCCTAGCATTGGTGCAGACTTTGTTAAGAAACAAACAGAGGAAGCCAATGGAAAAAAATAATCTACACAAACACACAGGTCTATTGTTTGAATTAAAGATTGGTCTTAATAAAGATAATGCAATAGTGATTGACTACGGTGGAAAACCTGTAGGTAAAATAAGAGAAGCACTTAAAGATTATAAGTACCAAGCTAATCTATGTGCAGCAATTATCAATCATGCTAACTCTGCAGGTAAGAAACTAGAGGATGACATTAAACAAATGATACAGAAGATTTAAAGTTTTGGTATAAGTGTCGCCAAAAAAAAGGCTCCCTTAAAGGAGCCCTGTTGTTGCCTATATGGGGGAAGTTCACGCTTCCCCTTTTTTTATGTCTTAGCTATTGTGTTTTTATTAATACCTTTTTTTATTATATAATTTTGTGTGCCATTAGCACCTGTCTCTACTTCTTTTTTTAAAACTTTAAATAGTTCTCTTTGTTTTTTATCTTTATTTTGTTTAACTACATGAGCATTAATAAGTTTAGTATCTCTCATTAACAATTCCATGCTCTCAATGCTTTATTAATTCTACTCTGTGGATCATTGGCAGTTTTCTTTGAAGTAAGTTTTTTCTTCATACCACGCATCCTCGCACAGAAGCTAGCTCTACGTTTATTACCAACTTCTTTACTAGGGGCTTTTAAATTACCACCAGTTTCTTTGTTGTAGCTATCTCTACCTTTTTGGTTTAATCCACCTTCAGGATTCTTACCTTCTTTTCTAGTCCATGCTGCTTTAGCCATTATGCAAAACTCCTATATGGTTTTACTTTGTTTGCTATACTCTTAGGTTGTTTAACAAATTGTTTACCTGCTGCTTTGCCTTTTCTTTTAGCTGCAGTTGTAGCTGCATATTGAGAAGCTGATAAAGATTTGATTGCTTTTGCAGGTAAGTATCTTTCACCTGTTTTACTTGAGGGTTTGCCAGACTTAGTTGTCCATTTTTGTTTGCCCCAAGCTTTAAGCGATCTTTGACTTTTTGCTAATGCCATTTTTTTTACCTTTAAGTTTTGCTAATTTTTTAAAATCTGCTTTCTCTATTTTTTTAGGATTGCCTGCTTGTGCTGCAATCTTATATTGATTTCCTTTTAATTTTACTGCTACTCTAGCCATGTGTATGTTTCCTTTTTATTATGATTTGTATCCACCGCCTGCTTTCTTATAAGCTTTAGCTAGTGCTTGTGCTTTTCTTGCAGACCATTTACCTGCAGCTGTACCATGTGTAGCCGCACCTTTTATCCTATTAAAGATTTGTTTTCTTTTACCAGGTTGAGTATAGTTTCCTGCTTTATTTACTGTCATCTTTTTCCTCCTCTAGATTTTTTATTTCATAATCGTACATACCTTCTTCATGCTCATCTGTAATCCATTTTGCAGAATTTTCTACAGACCATCTTCTAGTACTTACGAGTCTATTAATTGCATTTTTTGATGGGTCTACACCCATTGAGGGGTCATAGATTTTTAATCTATTATTGGGTTGTATTGCATAATTGCCATCATCTAATTCAATAACATGACCACACTTATGCTGATCTGGTTTCTCTGAGTAACCAAAATTTAATTCGTTATAATCTCCTGCCGACCAGTCTATTGTAAATAAGTATTTGCCTTTACGTTTTACTTTTCTTCTTGAGGTATATTGCATTGTACATCCTGCTATTTCATAGAAAGTTGTAACACTTACATTATAACTAAAACTATCCCACATAACTAATTCATCTAGAGGTAATTCTTTTACTCCAGGTTTTTTACAGAAGGCTGATATAGGTGCTCTCCACCATAGCCCACCATCTTCCATTAAGAAATGAAATAGTGGTACTTGATTTGGTATAGAACTAAATCCAAATACACCAACTTCAAAGTACTTGTCGTGTGAATCTTTTTGATCTCTTAAAAAATTACCCCTAACATAACATTCTATGATAGGTATGTTAGCATTTAAATAAGCCATTCAGTATACTCTTTCCCGTTATAAAGTAATGCTTGTTTTCTATTCTCTTCTTTACTGTAGGAACAATGAACCCACCCACTTGAGGGATCATCTGGAGTATAAAATTCTAGTATAAGCTGATCAAACACTAGGTTATTCTTAATGTACTTTGCTAATTCTTTATTGTCTACTCCAAAACATTCAAAGTCTGCAGCCTCACCTTTAGCATGCTGTGATGTAGTTTTGCTACCTATTGCTTCACATAGTTCCTCACTACGATATCCACTGGAGATTGCTATAGGTTTACCAAAATTCCTACGTGTAGGTTCTAGTATCTGTATTGCTAACTCAGTTAAATTTTCTATATGATCTTGTGTAGGTTTATTGTTTATACCTTTACGTAATGCTGTTTGGGATTGT